AGCGGCGAACGTTGCGTAAGTTTTTTTGCCGTCAGTGTTTAGCAATCCCTGCACACCAAACCCCATGAGGAATATGCCTATGAGACGCTTTTTGGAACTGTCTGCGCCGCGACGGAATCTGGTGCGCACCATGCAGGAGATGAATTTCGGTCGGATCACGAGAATCGTTGTCTGCGAACACGAACCGCACTTCGATGCAGCGAGGCACTGCCAGAAGGTTTTCAAGCCGGGTGGCGACAACGACGCTCGACCCGAGGTAACGCTTTCAGATTTCGTACTCAAGCGGCCGGTGGTGGATCTTCTGGGAATTTTTGACGCGCTTCGCGACGTGAAGATCACCACCCTCACGGTCCAGGACGGCTTGCCGATTGGGTTCTCCGTATCGCTCGATTTCAGAAAATCTTCAAAAGGCTTCGCCACATCGAGCGCAAAACCGGTAGTAAAGAGATAGAGGGACTTTGATTCGCACAACCTTTCAAGGCCCCATTGCCAATGATCGTCTGCTACAGCGTCAGCCGCAATAGTCGCGATCACTGGCCACAATAAGAACAAAGAGATTCAGGTTCCAGACAACGAACTGGCCACATGATGGAGGTCGTTGTGGGTACCGCCACGCCAGGCGTGCTTACACGACGGAAGTCTTTGTGGCTCTTTTCGTGCGCGTACCGCTGCGCGGGGTGTACCCACAACGGTCTCCTCCCAACCACAAGGAGCGAGACCTATATGCAGAAAATTGATTTCGAGTACGAGATTTCACGACGCGGATTTGCCGGTCGACTGATTCTACGCAAGGCGAAGCAATTGGCAACCTATCCTGGATTCAGCCGGTCCGATATCGACGACATCCAGCAGGAACTGCGCATGCAGCTGTTCAGCTCGATGTCGAAGTTCAACGCCGAGAAGGGCAACTGGCGGGCCTTTGTCAAGGCGACCGTCGAACGGAACGTGGCGACTATCATCGAGCGGCAGGGGGCGGCCAAGCGGGGCAACGGTGATACACCCGTTTCCTTGAGCACCAAGGTCGAGGGGGAAGACGGGCTGGTTCAATTGGGAAGTCTCGTTGGGCGCTGGAATCTCGAAGCCCGGACGGGCGGTCACACTCAGAGCCATACCGACGTAATCGATACGGCGATGGATATCGAGCACGTCCTCAGCACGCTTCCCCCTGACTTGCGGGAGCTGTGCGAGCAGCTCAAGACGATGACGATCACGGAACTTGCGCGAAAGCTCGACATGCCTCGAAGCACGCTGCGAGCCAGGCTGTTGGCGGTCCGCGAGGCGATGACGCAGGCCGGCCTGACGCCCGGATAGCTGTTTCGACGGAATCACAGCCACCAGTCAAATCCGGATACTTCAGAGGAAACAGAATGGGTATCGCCATCGGATCGCAGAACGACAATCTGACCTATCTTGAGCATGAACCGGCCTCCGTCTACCACGCCAAGGCCCAGGATTACCTGAGCAGCCATCAACTGGGCGATTTCCGCCGCTCCCCGCTCCTCTACCACAAGAGGAAGCTGGGGCTGATTCTCGACGAGGATCGTCCCGCGTACCTCGTCGGTCGTGCCCTGCACACGCTTGTTCTTGAAGGCCAGGAGCGGTTTGACGAGGATTTTGCCGTCGGCGGTCCCGTCAATCCGAAGACCGGCCAGCCCTTCGGCCCGGGTACCAAGGCGTTTGCCGCCTGGGCCGAAGAGCATGGCAAGGCAGTGTTGACCGACGCCCAGTACGAACTGGTCGAGAGCATGGCTGCTGGGGTCCGGGCCCACCAGATCGCCATGGAGCTGCTGGCCAGCGGCGATGCCGAGGGTGTGGTCCGTACGGAGTACTGCGGCGTCCCCTGCCAGATCCGTATGGACTGGTTCGAACCGTACCGGGGGATCGTCGACCTGAAGACCTGCGACGACCTGATGTGGTTCGAAGCGGACGCCCGCCGCTACGGTTACGTTTACCAGATGGCCTTCTATCGGGCAGTGCTCCGGCAGGCCTCGGGGCTTTCCCTGCCGGTTTTCATGATCGCCGTCGAGAAACGGGAACCGTTTCGCTGCGGTGTCTGGAAGATCGACAGCGACATTCTGGGCCAGGCCGAACGGGAGAACGAGGCGGCTATCGAGCGGCTCAAGCACTGCCAGGAGTCGGGCAGTTGGCCAACCGGCTATGCCGAGATGCGGCTGTACGACTCCATCTGAACCAAGCGCGCCGTGACGGCGGGGCGCGTTCCGCTGCTGGGTAGGCATACACATCAAGATCGCTGCCCCCGGGCGTGCCCGCCTCACGGCCAATTCATCCATCACCAACTCAGGGGAGGTCTTTGTGAGCATACTCGGCACCGTCATCGAAAGCACTTCACCTTCGGCACCCAAGGGGATCATTTACGGCCCGCCCGGGATAGGGAAGACCACGTTCGGCGCCACGGCCGACGCGTCCCTCATCGTGGACTGCGAAAACGGCGCGGGAGCGATCTCCTGCAATCGCACACCGTACCTGGCGACCTGGCACGAAATCGGGCAGTGGCTTCTGGCTATCGAGCGAGACCAGCACTCATTCAGGACGCTGGTGATCGACTCGATCGATTGGCTGCTGCGACGCCTCGAAGAGCACGTCGCCGGCAGCAGCGGCAAAATCGACCAGACGCTGAACCGTTCGCACGGTGGATATGGCGCTGGCAAGCAGGTGCTCAAGAACTACGTCTATCAACAGCTCCTGCCGACGCTCGATCGGATTGTCGGCCGCGGAATCGCAGTGGTTTTGCTCGCCCACGCCAAGCGTACCGAGATCACCGACGTGGACGGTATCACCCGCGAGAAGACGACGGCCGACCTGCCGGACGATTTTCGCAACATTTTTGTCGAATGGTCGGATTTTGTGTGTCTGGCCAAACAGGATCATGACGGCAACCGAGTTCTGGTGACCACCGAGACACCGGCCGCGCTGGCCAAGAACCGGTACGGCATGCCGCCGACCGTCGCCTTCGAGTGGCCCTCGTTCATTGACGCCGTTTCGCAGGGGCTGTCACGAACGTTTGCGTTCCAGAAATCAGAAGCGTAGTGGCAGCTGAGCGCACGCCGAGAATCGCACATCACCCTTTGCCCAAGAAATGGAGACCAACCAGTGGTAGCTCTCAACTTCGATGCCAACAAGGTGGAGCCGGCCTCTCCGCCCGAAGCAATCCCCGCCGGAAAGTACCTGGCGGCAATCGTCTCTTCGGAAAACAAGCCGACCAAGAGCCGAAACGGTGGATTCTTGGAACTGAAGTTCCAGATCCTCCAGGGCGACTACCGGGGGCGTCACGTCTGGGTCCGGCTGAACTTGGACAATCCGAATCCGGAAGCAGTCAAGTATGCCCGGATCGAGTTGTCGACCATCTGCCACGCCGTGGGGGTGCTCAAACCGAACGACAGCGTCGAATTGCACAACCGGCCGTTGATCATCCATGTGAAATGCAGGAACCGTCCTGACACTGGCGAGATCGTCAACGAGGTGAAGGGCTACGAAGCGAAGGAAGCGGCTGCCGGTCAGCACCAGCAGGCCCCGGTCACTGACAATACACCCCCTTGGAAAAGGCAACCCGCATGAGATTGAAGATTGTCGTGTGCGTGTGCGTGGACGATGACGATCGCGACGGTGCGATGCGAACTGCTCCGAACCGCAATCCCTTGGACGAACTGATTGCGCGGATGCGCCGCGAGATGCAACGCGGCCGGGACTCGGCCGGAGAAAGGACCGTCCATGGGGCGAAAGTCGCGGGATAAGGGAGCGGCCGGTGAACGGGAGCTCGCCCGCGAATTGTCTCGCCTGTTGGGGGTCGAGGCCCGTCGTGGTCGCCAATACCATGGCGGGCCCGGCTCGCCCGACGTTGTGGTCGAGATTCCCCACGTTCACCTCGAATGCAAACGAACCGAACGGCTCCGCCTCTACGAAGCGCTCGAACAGGCGATTGCCGACGCGGGAGAGAAGGTGCCTGTCGTCGCCCATCGCCAGAACCACAAACCGTGGGTTGTGATCGTAAGGCTCGATGACCTACCCAAGCTGGCCACACAAGTCTATTTGACGATGGCGGAGAACGCGTAATCAATGGTTCTGGAATTGCGTCCCTATCAGCGAGAAGCCGTCGATGCCGTGTATCGCCATCTGCGCCAACGGGACGACAATCCGTGTGTGGTCTGCCCCACCGGCGCCGGGAAGAGCCTCATTATGTCGACGATCTGCCACGACGCTGTCACCAAGTGGGGCGGCCGCGTGCTGATCCTTGCTCACGTCAAGGAACTGTTGGAGCAGACCGCCGGCACGCTGCGCCGTATCGCCCCGGATCTGAGCGTGGGTGTCTACTCAGCAGGCTTGAATCGTCGTGACACGGATCATCGGGTCATTGTTGCCGGGATCCAGTCAGTTCACAAGCGAGCCTGCGAGCTCGATGCCTTCGATCTGATCATTGTTGACGAGGCACACTTGCTACCTCCGGCGGGCGAGGGGCGTTACCGGACGTTTCTGACGGATGCCAAGATCGTCAATCCAAACGTGCGACTGATCGGGCTGACTGCCACACCCTACCGCATGGAATCGGGCATGCTCTGCGGGCCCGACAACTTGCTCAACGCTATCTGCTACGAGGTGGGCGTCAAGGAACTGATCGTCCAGGGCTACCTCTGTCCTCTCGTTACCAAGGCCGGGCGAAAGAAGGCCGACACCTCGGGTCTCCACGTACGGGCCGGTGAGTTCATCGGCAGCGAAGTCGAGGAACTGATGGATACCGACGAACTGGTCGGGGCGGCTTGCCGGGAAATTGTGGATATGACGAAGGACCGGCAGGCCGTGCTGATCTTCGCTGCGTCGGTGGCCCATGCCGAACATGTCAAGACGACGCTGGAACAAATCAGCGGTCAGGAATGTGGTCTTGTGACAGGTGACACTTCTGTGGGTGAACGGGATCGCATCATCTCGCGGTTCAAAGGCGAGCCCGTACCAGCAAATCTGTTCGGCGACGCTGCCGCGCCGCTGAAATACCTGGCAAACATCAACGTGCTCGCGACCGGGTTCGACGCTCCAAATGTCGACTGTGTGGTCCTGCTTCGGCCGACCGCCTCGCCGGGGCTTTATTATCAGATGACTGGGAGGGGCTTCCGCCTTCATCCTGACAAACCCAACTGCCTGGTATTGGACTACGGGGGGAACATCCTCCGCCATGGCCCGGTCGACGCGATTCAGATCTCCGAGCGATCGGCGGAAGGGAACGGCCAGGCTCCGGCCAAGGAATGCCCCGAGTGCCGGTCGATCATCAACGCCTCCTATTCCGCATGTCCCGATTGCGGCTACGAGTTCCCGCCGCCCGACACGAGGAAACACGACGCCCGTGCCTCTGAAGAAGGAATCCTTACGGGCCAGATTATCGACACTGAATACGAGGTTCGTGACGTCTTCTATTCGGTGCACAAGAAGCGAGGCGCCGACGAGGATGCGCCCAAGACGATGCGCATCGATTACCAGGTCGGGTTCAACGACTACAAGAGCGAATGGACTTGCTTTGAGCACGACGGTTGGGCTAGGCAGAAGGCGGTGGCCTGGTGGAAGGCGCGTTCCAATGACCCAGTACCTGCGACGGCGCAACACGCGGTCGATATCGCCGAAGCGGGCGGTGTGGCTCTAACTGAATCCATACTCGTCCGTAGTGTAACCGGCGAGCGGTTCGATCGAATCGTCAGTTACAGGTTGGGAGAAAAACCCAAAGCCACCGAGATCGAGGCACCTCAGCCGTTCGATGATGATTGCGGCTACACGCAGAAAACAACCGGGGCAGCCAGCGGGTGGGACGATCATATCCCATTCTAGTTGCAGCAAGAACCAATGAGGATGGGCGTGGATGGGACCGGCGAGGACAGGAGGGGCAAGGTAAGGGGGCCAATGGCGCATCGTTTCAATCACACACCTACAGCAGGATAACGCCATGCGAGTAGTCGTAGTCTCAGACCTGCACGTCGGCAGCCGGGTAGGCCTGGCCAACCAAGATGCCGCGGAAGTCCCCGGCGGAGATGCAGGGGAGCCGGTACGTAGGGCCCTGTACGAGGCGTGGTGCGAGGCCACTTCCGGTCCGTGGGCCAAGCCCGACGCCCTGGTCGTCAACGGTGACGCCATCGACGGACAAAACCGCAAGAGCGGAGGCATTGGCACGTGGACCACGTCACTCTACGAGCAGGCGGAACATGCCGTTGGTCTGCTGAAGATGTGGCGGGCCAAGCGGATCTATGTGATTCGCGGTAGCGGCTACCATGTGGAAGCCTCGTACAGCGGTCTGCAAGTCGAGGAGTACATCGCACAGAAGCTCAAGGCAGAGGAGTACCCCAATCAGGACCACATGCCGGCCGAAAGGCGGCAGCGGTCGGGGTGGCATTGGTACCTGCACTTCGACGGCGTTACCTTCCACTTCTCGCACAGAATCGGCGTTTCGAAGGTCTTCCACTATCAGTCGACTCCGACCGCGCGGCAAATGCTCCAGGCGAAGCTCAACGATCAGCTCCGCCATGAAATGCCTCGATACAAGACGGACTGCGTGGTGCGCTCGCACGCCCATTACTACAACTCCGTGGAGTACAGCGGAAGCCAAGGCTGGGTCACGCCTTGCTGGAAAGCCCTCGACGAGTGGATGCAAAGCAACGGGCCGCTGGACATTTCCCCGGACATTGGATTCATCGGATGGAGTATCAGAGATGGTCAATACAGCTACGAAAAACGGCTGTGCGATCTCACCCACTTCCAGCGCGCCCCACTCTCGGTGGTCGGTGTCGGGTGGCGGAAGTCGACCGCTGGCGTCAAGACCGGTCGATCTGGCGGCCGTAGTCGACGGACTGCAAAAGGAAAGCAGGGCAGGACGGGATCTTGAAAGCGTAGCCGAATCGGGGCCCTCCCTTTCGCCGTGTGCTGAAAGTGCCTGGGAAGGCCCAGAAATTCGCGCAGGGGAACCTCGGGATAACGAACCCAGCCTCCCAGCGCACCAGGGGCTTCCATGGTGAAGAGCATGCAGGTATTCGGAATTGTCATGGAATGGCGAGGACCGGATTGGATAGGAAACGATTGGACTGGTAAGGCACCAATGGTGCATCACAGAGAAACGATCTCTTTTCAGTGATTCGGAGGAATAGGTCATGCTGACATGTGAGTACAAGCTGAACGGGCTCTCTCCGTTGATTCTGCACAATGACAACCTCGAAGGGGCTGAGCAGATTGCCCACTGGTGCAAGACCCACCGGAAAGAGTCGAAGGCCGGCGATGATCGAACACCGCCGTGGACCTGGAAAACCTACCTCTACCACGATGGCGAGCAACTGTTCATCCCGACGGGATTCATGATGGCCTGTCTATGGCGGGCGGCCGTCAAGGTGATCCTCAAGGGGAACACATCCTACAAGACGCTTGTGGCCGAGAGCGTGCGATTCGAAGGGATGGGCGTGCCTCTGCTGGTCGGTGGC